CTGCTAATGAGGTATATCCAGTATCTTTACATAAAAACTGCAGTGCCTTCAACACCTTGCGACTTTTACCGTATAACATGACTTTTCCCTCCTTTCGCCTTCCAGTATATCACACTAGACGGGGGAGGGGCAACGAAGATCAAGAAAGCGAGGTGACAATCAATGCACATCAACAAAAAAATCCGCCCACCGTTGTCGGACGGTGAACGGATTAGCCGACTTGAACAGAAGACGAAGATACAGTCAATCATCATTTTTCTGTTCATGGTCAGCAGTCTGATTCTGAACTGGAGAATGTACAGCCTGATCCGGTTGAACAGCGACGGGCTGCTCTTGGTCACTCAAAGTATCCAGAGCGTTTCTGACCATGTCACTGTCATTGATCAGCAGGTCGATAGTATCTGCAATACGCTCAAGAAGTTCACAGTTCTTTTGGGCTAATTCAATTTCTTTCTCATTCTGCGCGATTATCTGAGTATTTTGGTTCTTGATTTCTTCGTTTTGTTCCATGATAGTTTGCAGCTGAGGATTAGCAGCAATGATCGAGTATAACGAGATGAGCGTTCCTAAAATAGCACCGAAATGTTCCTTTACATATTGCTTGGTCCATAGAAACGCCTTAGAAATCAGAGAATCGTGTTCACAGAGATCGGCGGCTTGTTCAAAGGTAGTATCCAGCGCCTCAACCAGTTCATCGGACGGCTCAAAGCTATCTTGAACGCTCTGAAATTCTCGCTCGGTCAGTTGCGACAGCCATTCTTGAAGTTGAATGAGCCTTGTAATACTCGGCTGGATCAAGAGTATTTGTGTCCGTAAAGCATTGTTAATACGACTTGTTATTTCTGCTACTGCGGTCAGCGTGTCATTCCAAGGTTGCTGGCACACAGAAAAGGACGCTTGCAATGCCTGAACCGATGATGTAATATTCGGCATTTGCTGATACCAGTCAGATACGGCTAATGTATTTTGCAAAGCAGTTAGCGATGATGAGATTTGCGCCTGCCAACTGACAGCGTCCCATATGCGTCGGATAGGAGCCGTTTGATTTGTAATATCCTGAATTAGCACATTTAGATCAATATTATTCTTGTTATTCATCTATTGTTTGCCTCCTTTCGTTCTCAGTATACCATAGGTGAGAATAGGAGGCTACTCCGAAAGCGAGGTGAAAAACATGACCGACCGCAACGAAACCTACACCGTGAAGGAGTGCGCACAACGTCTGGGCATGAACCCTAACTCGCTGCGCAACCTGATCCGCACCAAACAGGTACCGTTTGGCATCGCGTACCGCCAGCCGAGCGGGCGCACACACTGCATTATTCCCAAGGCCGCGTTCGAGAAGTTCATGGCCGAGGGTGTCAGCACGGAATGAAAAGGAGATGAAACCCAATGCAAAACAACAACTTCGCAGAAACTCTCGCCTCGGTCGCGTCCGAGTTCGGCGTAGAGGACACCGCAAAGCACGGCCGCGGCATCAAGCCGAGCAAGCGCCCGTACTTCCGCTGGACAGATGAACAGCTCGAGCAGTTGGCAACGCTGCGCGACGAGGGCAAATCTGCGGCCGAGATCGCGGAGGCGCTGGGCGTGTCCCGCGATAAGGTCATCACCAAGCTGGCCGCCATGGCAGCACGGCAGCGGACCGGCAGCAAGACGCCGGAGCAGGTCGAAGAACCGCCGACGACTGAACCGCCGGACGATGAGGACATACTTGTTGCCGCTCCGGTGCCTAAATTATATGTGTCCGATGAAGCCTTCGATCGCATGATCTTCACGGCGTTCGACAACGTGGTCGGTCGGGTGGACGACTTCAACAAGATGGCTGCCTGCTGGCGCAAGGCCTTGACGGTCATCGAGCAGGAAATCCGCAAGCTGTCGTACATCATCGAGCAGCACCCGAACACCGAGGACGCTGTCTGCCATATCGCGGCCATCATCGCCTACGACGAGATCAAGGCGTGAAAAAAGCCGCTGTCGGGACGGCAATCCCAATCAGCGGCAAGTCAAAATAATTCACCATCATAATAACATGAAGTTAGGAGAAAAGCAATGATTAAGATTATCAGCACGGAAAAGAACGGCGAACCCACCTTTACGGTCGATCTGACCGGCGACATCAAGCATATTGCAGCGGAAATCAGCTACGCAATCGCCGGTATTCACACTACGATCAAGAAGCAGAACAAGGAGTATGCGAAAGTGTTTCGTACGGAGATCATGAACGCGCTCTGCCGCGAGGCCGCTCTGGCATGGGGTGATGTATGCGGTCCCGATCTGCACTGCCGCGCACTGATCGTCCGCAAGGGTGAGAAGCTGAATGGTGACGACATCGCTGACCTGCTGCGCCGCGGCGTGCCGGTAGAGCTTGTGAAGCAGCTGATGAAGGAGGTCGAGTAACCATGACCGACCCCATCAAGATCACTTCGCTCGAGGCGGAGAACGTCAAGCGCGTGCGTGCGGTGCAGCTGCATCCGAGCGCAACCGGCCTGACCATCCTCGGCGGGAACAACAACCAGGGCAAGACCTCGCTGCTGGACACGATTGCGTGGGCGCTCGGCGGCGACCGCTTCCGTCCGTCCATGGCTACCCGTGAGGGCAGCACCATTCCGCCGCACATCAAGGTCACGCTGTCCAACGGCCTGATCGTCGAGCGCCGCGGCAAGAACAGCGACCTCAAGGTCATCGATCCATCGGGCAGCAAGGCCGGACAGCAGTTGCTGAACGCCTTTATCGAGCAGCTGGCACTCGATCTGCCGCGCTTTATGCAGGCGAGCGACCGCGAAAAGGCGGACACGCTGCTCCGCATCATCGGCGTGGGCGAACAGCTTGCCGCACTGGAACGCAAAGAGCAGGAGCAGTACAACGAGCGCCTTGCTATTGGCCGCATTGCTGACCAGAAAGCCAAGTACGCGAAAGAGCAGCCGTACTGGCCGGATGCACCGGACGAACTCATCTCCGCAAGTGACCTCATCCGTCAGCAGCAGGCAATCCTTGCCCGCAACGGCGAGAACCAGAGCAAGCGG